GCGGCTGGGCCAGCTTCCAGGCGCGGAGATCAGCTAACAGCGGCGAGGCCAGCGCCACAGAGCGCGCGCCGCCGCGCGTCTTCGGCAAGCCGATCGATCCGCCGGCCTTAATCGCCTTTCTAACGCGCACGACGCCGGCATTGAAATCGATGTCGTCCCAAGTCAGCGCAAGCTGCTCGCCAGCGCGCAGCCCGGTGAAGGCGGCGAACCTGATCGCCAGCCGGTATCGATCGTCGGCCGCGGCGATGATCTCCGCGACGGTTTCCTTGCTGATCCGATCGACCGGGCGGTCTGCCGCCGCCGGCTTCTTGGGCAGGCTCACTGTGGCCGGGTTGGATCTGAGGATCTCGGCCGTCTCGACCGCCCATCTCAGCATGTGCTTCAGAATCACGGCTTTCTTCTGAGCGGTGCCATAGGCAACGCCGTCAAAAAGCACTGGAAGCACCTCGCGTTTGATCGCGCCTGGGCGCAGTTCGCCCAGCCGAACCGCATTGAGCGGGCGACCCTCGTACTTGATCCTTCCGATAACCTGCAGCGCGACGCGCTTGTTGCCAAGGTGGGCGACGCCCAGCTCGCCGCGGCGTGCCCGCCCCTCTTCGTAAGCCAAGTACTCGACGACCGCTTGCTCGAAAGTCGGCGTCGTCGTCGGGTTGGTGAACGCGCCTTGCTGGTTATGCTCCGCTTGCACATGACGCAGGTAATCCTGCGCCGCGCGCTTGCCGGCAGGCGTTTTGGGGAAACGCTTCTCGCCGCCACCCAGGGTGCGGGCGTCGGCGATATGGTGGGTCTTGGTTGTGCGGATCTTCACAGTCATTCTCCCGAGCGGCAGCACCACGCTGCCTTCCCACTTTATATAGTAAGATTTTCTTACTCAACAAGCAAAAAAAAGACCTAAACATTCTGCTGCGAACAGGCGAGACCGAGAAAATTTTGCGAAGATTTTGCGAACGGGCGGCAAAAAGGCAAAAAAAACGACCTAGCATGAATGCTAAGTCGTTGATTTTGCTTGGTTGCGGGGGCAGGATTTGAACCTGCGACCTTCAGGTTATGAGTCCGTTTTGCGGGAAAACACAACCTGTGCAATATCAACGGCTTAGCCGCGCGCCCAGCAAAAATCTCACGATTTCGCCTGCGCATGAATGTTCATCGATGTCCATCGATGCGTCAAGCCGTTAATTCGGTCTGCGAAGATTTTGCGAATACACCATAAGAATGTCTAGGTCGCACCGTCGTCAAGCGGCGGCACGATATGGACGGTCCGGCTTTCCATATCGACATATGCGACGCGCACGCCGAGCGCGCGTTGCGCCTTGCTCAGCGACCTGTGGATGCGGCTAGGCTTAGTTCGGTTTGGCAGGACGCGCTGGCTGTCGGCTTTCGAGTCGAGAAGGTACAAGCTGCCGTGGTCGTCGTACGCGATGATGTCGACCGGACCCTGCCCTGCGAGCGGCCTCATTACATAATACCCGAGATGCAATAGGTACTCGGTCAGGATCGTCTCGCAGATCTGACCCTTCTGCTGCCGCCAGTCAGGCATACTCGCCGGAACGCAGCCTTTCAGCGATACGGTCAGCGCGCTTTCCGCATTGCGTCGCCCAGCGGCTTCGTAGCGCCTGGGTCGCCGCTTCTTCGTAGTCCTCCGCGGCAAGAGCCGCCAGCATCAAGCGGAAATTGGCGAGGTTGGCTTCCCCCATGTTGAAGGCCATTTCGATGAGGGCCTCGCGCCGCACCTGGTTGAGCAGTTTCCAAGTGTCGCCGGCGACGCGCCGCGCGGCGGCCTCAAAGCGAACCAGGTCGTTCTCCAGTAGCATCTCGGCCTCGGCCTCTGTGATGCCGGTGCCCGGCACGTCCTCGTCCACGCACCTGCCGTATCCGATTGTCAGCCGCCCGGTTGGACAGCGATAGGCGGCCGCGCGGAAGCCTTCGTGCCGCTTCACGCTGTTGACCAGGCGCTCGGTAATCATTTGCCCACGCCCCGGGCGCGCTCCCAAGACCGGAGCCCGCCCAGGCCGAGCATACCCAGCAGTATCGGCATCATCTGCGACATATCCAGCGCCGGCAGCGTGACCAGGACGCCGAACTGCGCGAGCGCGAACGACACGATCGGCTGGAGCAGATATGTCCAGCCCAGCGACATTGCGCAGATATGGCCTGTCAGCGGGCGCCAGGACGATTGAAACCAATTGCCGCGGGCGTCTGCCTCGTTCACTTGGAGCTGAGCTAGGTCGACTTTGGCAAGGTGCTCTGTGAGCTGCGCCTGGATAGCGCGCTCCGCCTTAGCCCGTTCCTCGGCGTTCTCCGGCAGGAACCGCCCAACGATATCGGTGATCGCCGGCATGATCGCCGGCAGCAGAGCTTGGATCATTTCTTATCCCTCGTTGCGATGCGGAGGACCTCAATTATTTTGTCCATTCATTTTCTAAACGCGGCCAACAGCAGCCCAGCCATGACCACGCCGAGTAGCATTGCTTCGCCGTAACTCAGTACGATTGCTTGCGACATTTTTTAATCCACCTCTGCACGGTTTCAGTTTCATAAATTCGGATGACCGACCAGATCAAGGACGCCAAAGCTGCCGCCGCAGGGAGCCATTCGACCAGCGTTGCGAAGACGACGGTGATGCTACTCAGATCGATGACGGTTTTGGCGTGATTATCCATCAGAGTAGCGCCGCCTCTAGGATTGCGGCCCAGTAATCGTCGCCGGTCATGCCGTCCGAGTTGACGCCCCGGTCCAGATTGATGCGACCCATGCGACCGCAAAAACTTCCGAACTGTTCTTCGCTTTCGATGCCCGTCATGTCAGCGCCGTTGTCGCTAAACCACTGGATACGATTGCGCCTGTCGATCACGCTGGGCCAATCTCGACCGACCAAATCAGCGAGATAATTACGCACGGCAGTCTCATCGCAGCAGTTGCCCCGATAGACGTATTTCGCCGGATCGGCCTCAGATCGCCACTGACCGTAGCTGCCTTTCTGGGCGCACCATTGATCGAAGTCTCGACCTGTCTGGCCGTTTGCGACGAAGTGCTCATAGCCTCTACGGTAGGCGCAGCGGATACACCAATGGTCAGTACACTCTGCGTGATCCGATAATACTAAGGATTGTAAGGCTGTCGGCAGTTGCTCATACTGTTCCCATTTTCCTGTCAGCGTTGCAGCAACCACGTCAAAGTCAAAGTCGGCTGGCACAGTCTCTCCCATAGTAGGCCAGCCAGACCACATTACTGGAGTGCCTGTGTCCGTCCATATATTTCTGGTGTGTATAGCCGCATCACTCGTCGTGTTTTCCAATGATCGCCCGAAAACAACAGCGTCAAAATCATCCTCGTCACACCAAACGGCGATTTCCGTGTGTCGTGCAATACGCACACCTATGTCTATCCGTTTTTGAAACCCCGCTCGGATAGGAACCGTTTTCTCTGTATATCCAACAGTGGCACTAACGGCGGAAAATTCAAATTCTCGCACATTTTCACGGAGCCATGTCGCTACTGCTATTGCGTGGTTTTCGGCATCGCTATTATCTGCGCCCGTAAAGTTTTCGTCTCGTAGAAAGCGTGTGACAATTTCGTGGGGGGTGTTCGCCGCAAACCACCATGCCGCATAAGTACTGTTAACCCCTCCTGAGAATGGTATTAAAATTTTCATCAGGCTGCATTCCCTGCCACTGTGCCAGAATTATTGAGGGTCACTGTTCTGCCGTTCTTTCTTAAAGCAAAACCTGCCGCACCACCTGCCGCCCCCGGCTGTGGACTTGCAGCTGCGTCGACACAAGCGGGCGCCGCGCCGACGGAACTCCCACCAGCGCTACCTGCGGAACCTGCTGAACCAAACCCACCAGCGCTCCCTGATGCACCATTGGAACCATATATAAGTGTGCCAATGCACCCTTCTTTGCCATCATATTGACTGTAGCCCACGCCGCCACTACCGCCGCCTCCGCCCCCGCCTCCGCCGCCGCGAAGATTTGCTCCCGACAAGACGTTGACGATGTAGGTGCCGCTGCCGCCGGTCGTCGTCTCCCAGTACAGCGCGTCGCCACCGGGACTGCCCGAAGTGTTTATCCCGCCGGTTGCCCCGGTGTAACCATCGACGGAGCCTGAGATATTGATCGTCAAATCGCTGTCGGCGTTGAGCGCACCTGTTCGAAGCGCGTGCGTGCTGGAGCCGCTGACGGTCACGCCACTGGCGATATTGACGATGATCGGTGTCGTGTCGCTCGCTGCGTTATACCCCGCCGCCGTCGCCAAGGTCAGAATGTTTTGTTCGCTGGCGCTCGACGTGATGTCGAGGACAATGGCCGCAGTCGCGCTGTAAAAATCTGTCAGAGAGATCGTACCGCTCGCCGGTACGCTCGCGTTGTGCCCCCCGACGAGGCTGCCGCCCGCATAAAATTCCGACATCGAGTTAGGCGTGGTATCGCCAAACTCAGTCGCCAGGTCGGATAGCGATATCGCGCCGGATGCTTGCAGTGCCATTAGCGCTGACTTTTCAGTTCGTCGATCTCAGCCTTGAGCGCCTTGACGCTTTCGATCAGAAGCCCGACGAGGTTCTGGTATTTCACACCCGCAGCACCGCCTTCGTTGGTCGTCAGTTCCGGCAGCACGTCGCGAAGCTCTTCGTAGATCACGCCCTGAGATTTCTCGCCGCTGTCCTTCCACGTCCACGACACGCCGCGAAGCTGCGACACGATGGCGAGCGGGTCTGCGATGGTTACGATGTCGGCCTTCGCCACCGCGCTGGAGTACGCCGTCACGTCTGCCGTTGCGTAAATCGCACCGCTAACATGAAGCTTGTACGAAGGGCTGACGCCTATGCCGACGTTGTTGCTGCCATCGATCTGGATCGCATCTCCGTCAGCGCGGATCGCAGTTTCATTTGTTAGCGCCATTTATGCTATCTCCTTCCAGTGCTGCGGGTCGTCCGCCGTGACCCGCTTGATCCATGTGTAGCTATCGTCCCAAGCCCATACCTGCGGAAAGCGGTTGTCCAAGATGAGCGTGGTGTCCTCCGTGTCGAGGCCGCAGACCAAGTGATAGCCA